ATCAAACTCTTCTTTGTGTTGGTTGAAGGATACGCGGGCAGCATTTGCAACGGTCATGTCACTGCCCATTGAATCAACCAACTCAACGTGTCCATGATCTAATACTTTCATGTCGCTCTCTTGCTTTTGTCTGGTTTGAAGTCCTCACCACCATTCAAATCACGATACGACTCAGTAATAATTCCCCAGTCTTCTCTACTGATATGTTTTGGATGTCCCCACAACCATCCATACTGCAACACTGCTCCCAGTGCTTCTTTCAATCTTTTTTCATTCATACTTTTCTCCAATCACGAAACCTCAGTGTTGCTGTTAAACCACTGAATGTATTCTCATCAATCATCTTCTGAATCTTACGAGTTGACATCCGATATGCAAGGTCATTGATGTCTTTCTCTTTGATGTTGTCGGGCCAAATGAAAACGTCTCGTCCCATCTCAATCAACTTCTCAATGTATGCGCACACTTGGCGATTTCTATTTTCGTTATCCATCACCCAAGTCATCTCTGAATCTGCGAACCGAGCAGGGATGTTTCTCAATGCACCAGCACCTACTATTGCTACACCATTCTGTAGGAACATAGAATCAATTGGTCCCTCTACAACATACACTCTCTTCTTAGGATTTGTTCGCCACATTCCATACCATAACCTGTCTATAGACTTGTCGCCTTTCACCGTGATGTACTTTAGTGTCGTTCTTGCGTTCGCTTCGTCACGCATGTTCAATGCACGACCCTGTGCGCCCACGACATCTCCTTCTTTGTTGAAGAATGGAATCACCAGTCGTTGTTCTGCTCCAACCGAAAGGCATGTAGGATCTAATTCGTTCATAAACGACCCAAAGTCAGCAGTGAAGTAGAGATACTTCCAGAACTGCTTCGGGATAATTCTCATGTTCGCAAACTGAACGGCGGGATGAGACTCAGGAAGAATAGTGAGACACTCCAGACCATCAAGGATTTTATCTTTCTTTTTGAACTTTGGCTTTGAATCTTTGAATCTAAACAAATCTTCTTCCTTTGGCTTGGTATAATTGGCATACCCACCATCACCGGAAGTATATCTCTCCATAGAGTATTCTTTCATGAGGGTGGGGTCAATTTCTTTCAAAAAGTTATATAGCGTCGTTCCATAACCACAATTGTGACATTTATAATAATATCCACCTTTTTTTTCGTAGAAGTATCCACGAGCCTTTGTCTTCTTCTTCTTTGAATCGCCGCATATAGGACAACGACAATTTGCTAAATTTTGCTTCTTCCATGAAAACATTTCTAACTTAGAAGATACAAGATTTATAAATTTCTTGTCTATAAAAACAGACATCAAATTTTCCAATCAGTAAATTTATCAGAAGATGTAGTATCAAATTTCTCGTCAAATCCCTTACCATCAAAACCGCTACCCATTACTAACTTTTCTTTTTGATTTGAGTTGACCAATCCGTTCTGTTCTTTCTTGATAGTATCGCTGAACTTCATCTTTGCTCTATTAACATCAAGAATAAACTTTCTGTTGGTAAACGTATCGTTATACCTATTTTTCAATTGCTTCACAAGCAATTGACCCTTCTCTTCTAATTCCTCTGTGGATATTAGAGCAATCATAAAGTCACAAGTAGCAGGCAAACCAAAGGATTCTGATGTATCTTCCATACCAAAATCACTGCTAGAAAATCCAGTTCTGTTTACTTGAGTAGCAGACCATATGGGTACATTCTTTTCCACAGCAAGACCCCTCAATTCTTCTGCAATAGATTTAACCAGTTGATATGTGTTTATATTTGCTCCTCCTTTAATTCGGGAAGACGCACATATATTAAGATAATCAATGAATATTATATCTGGACAGAACTTCTTCTTCATTTGAAGTTCCTCTATCAATGCTCTAAAGTGATTGGAATTGGCAGATGCTGTAGGATATTCTTTAATTATCAACTTTCCTGTCATTGATGATGAAATTTTATTCATGCGTTTATCGTAAACATTTTTTGGCAAGTCTTTCAGATTGTCCATCGTGATGTCCATCAAATTTGCATCAATTCTTTCTGCAATCCTTTCCTCTGCCATCTCACAGGTAATGTATAACACATTTAAATTTTGGGTCATACAATTTGCTGCATGGTGACAAAGGAACGCAGACTTGCCTACCCCCGTTCCTGCCATCACAATATTCAAAGTTTTAGAAGGTGTGCCTCCGGCAGTAATGTCGTTTAAAAATTCCAAATCAAACGGAACTCTCTTTTCCTTCTTGTGATAGAAATCATACCGCTCATCTGCATCTTCAATATAATCATGACCAATATGTGTGTCAAATGAAACAGCAAGAGCATCGGAAAGAATGTGTGGAATCGCATTCTCTGTCTTCACATCAGACTTTCCATCTATAATATGGATGGATTCCATGATTGCATTATATACCGCTTTATCTTTACAAAACTTCTCTGTTTCATTCAACAACCAATCTCTATTGACCTTTTCAGATACCGACAAAGATTCAACCAGAGTTCCAACACCTTCCCATTCACTTTCACTCATCTCCATATCGTTAAACGAAATGGTCACTGCCTCTTTTGTTGGAAGTGTTTTATAATCTATTACAAAATTTTTAATAGATTCAAACACCAATCGTTCAATTCTATTATGAAAATATTCAGATTTCAAAAAAGGAACACTCTTCCGAGCAAATTCCTCATTGAACATCAGATTGTCTAAAATGATATTCTCTATAGTTTTCATTTTTCTCTCTGAGACTGAATGTCCTCTTTGAGTTCTTTGATTCTTTCTCGGATTTCTTCATCCGTCCCTGCGATGTCATACTCATCTAAATCAATATCTTTGATGAGTGGACCCAAATAATTTTCAACGACATCAAGTGCAAGAACACCAAAGAAATTATAAAATTCATCATCTTCTTTAATGTCGTTCGGGTTCTCTAATATATCATACACAAATTGTATATTACCCTCTTCGCTATCTTCATTCAAAGGAAACATAACAACATCACCATAACGGATTACAATATCTTTATATTTACCTTCTGTGATTTTAAGTTCAATAAAACCTTCTTCGTTGTCAATAAATTCCACAAATTTTTCAATTTCATATTGTTTGTTCATTTTTATGTTCCTCCCTTTTGTGTTCATTCAATTCTTCTTGTGCCTTTTCCATAACAACATCACGAACTTCTTCTAATTTTTCCATCCATGTGTCATCCCACGGACCTTCGCCTGCTTTTTCTGCAATATTATAAAGTTCTTCATCAAGACCATCATCTTCCACATGATCAATGTCATTGTCTCTCCAAAGAACTCTATAACCAGTAAACAAAGGCATCTCGTCCTCATATATCATATGAACCTCAACATCTTCATCAAATTTTTTGAGCATTTCGTGAATTTTGTCTTGAACACCCTCACATGCACTCCAAGCAGAAGTCAAAACAAGATAGTCTTCATCTAATGCATCATCTACTCTCACCCACTTGGCTCCCATGTTTTTAATAGACCAATCTCTTGTGGGTTCAGGTTCGCCAAACAAAACCGCTTCAACACCAACACCACTCTTTTTGTCGTGCTTATTGATGGCATTTATCAATCTTGTAAATTCCATCTGGACTGGTTCGTTTCCTTCAATTGTAATATAATTGTTAATATCATTCGCCATCTTCATTCTCCTGTTCTGGTTCTTCTACGTTACCATATTTGAACTCTTTTGCAACTGCCTCTTCCAATCTTTCCATCACATCCTCAGTGAAATACTTCTCTGGGCTGCCATTGATTGACTTTTCAAATGCAGTCTTGCCATCAGGAAGTTCAATCCGCGTTGACACCTTCTTGAAGATACCATACTTCACCGCAATAGGCACAAGACCATAATACGGATTCAATCCAGTATCATAATTCAACTGCACCTCTACCTCTTTGTTCTCTTTAGTCAGTCGTCCCTTGTAGAGTTTACACTTGATAATGTTCCCGATGATGTCAGTACCTTCTTTGTCCTTCTTTTTAGAAAGATAGACAATGGTAGACGCTGCATACTTGAGTCCGCTGCCTCCACCCATCTCCTTCATTGGAACATAAGCACCAACGACCTGATATGTGTGGTTAGTCATTACCAACGGAATTCCTGCTCGCCCCAACTTCAATGTTAGAACACGGAACGTCGCTTTGATTACCTGCGCTCTTGTCATGTCGCGTGTAGTCTTACCTTCACTTGTGTCGTTCATTTCCTTTTCGGTTGACAACATACCAAGCGAATCAAGAACAACCAAAACTGGCTTCTTATCCTTGCTCTCAATGTATTTGTCAACGATGGAGATTGCCTGATATCGGAAAGTCTCTACCGTTGCAACAGGGAACATAGCGAATCGGTTTGCATCCATACCACGTTCAGTGATCATGTCGGAAGTGATTGCTTGCTCTGTGTCAAAGTATAGAATGACTCCATCTGGATTATCATCCAAAAACTTCTTACACATTCCAAGTGCAAAATATGTTTTGCCTGTTGCTGACTCACCCGCAAGTGCGATGATTTTATTATTGGGAATCCCACCATATAGTGAGCCAGACAACAGGGCATTGAATGCATATGAACCAGTATCAACGAAACCAGTGATGTCCGAACCATCTACTCCGTCCGACACAACACCAGCGTATTCGTTACCCGAACTCTTGATGATGTCTTTTAGGAAGTCAGTCATTCTTCTCACTCTTATTCTTTCGTAGTTTGGTTCGTCGGCGTGGCTTTGGGTCAATCACCTTTTCTTCAAACCAAGGGAACCACATTTGATTACCCTCTGTTATAAACGAAAATGTCATTTGCTCAATGTGCTTATCAATAGGTGTATCTTCAATCATGATAGTTTCTCCATTTGTTGTATAGCATACTCTAATTCTTCACATATGTCCAGTGTTTTTTGATAAACTTGCATAGGACAACCCTTGTCCCTTTGTTGTTCAATCATAAGTCTTTTCGTTGAGTCTAATTTGTCCCGCAAAACGTTCTCAATGAATACTTTTGTTTTGTGTTCCATCATCCAAAGAATCCCTCCAACGTATTTACATGTTCCCAGTTCCAACCAATCTTTTCCAAGATGTGTTTGAGTGGATGTAAGAACGCCTTTTCAAATTGCATATCATAATCAATATAATCTTCAAGTTCAAATTCCTTCGGAAGACTATTTGGGAATGCAATCACATGGTCTTGTCCTGCAACACCACCCAATGGATTCGGT